GAGATATTAGTGTAGAAACATTAATATACCCTGGTAACCATGAAGCCTTAAAAAAGAACACAACATTCTTAACTAACTTAAAAGAAGTAACTAAAGCTATAAATCCTTTAGTTACAATTATTGACGACTACTATAAAATAGAAGATATGGATTTTATTCCGTATAATAGATTGAAAGAGTTTGACCCATCAGATTTTGAGGGCAGGACTTTATTCACTCATGTTAGAGGAGAGATACCTCCACACGTAACCCCTGAAATTGACTTGAAGAAGTTAGAAAGATGGGAGTTAGTAATTGCAGGAGACTTACATTCTCACTCAAACTCTCAAGCTAATATAGTGTATCCAGGTAGTCCTGTGACTACATCATTTCATAGAAACCCAGTAGATACTGGAGTACTGCTATTTGATAGTGACACATTGGATTGGTCTTGGTTGGCATTAAAATTACCACAGCTTATTAGGCAGACGGTAAGTCACCCAGATCAAATGATAAAAACTAATTATCATCATACTATTTATGAACTAGAAGGCGATGTATCTGAGCTAGTAAAAGTAGATAAGGATAATGAATTATTAGATAAAAAACTTATTAAAAGGAACAATGACTCGGCATTAATACTAACAGCAGAAATGACTTTAGAAGATGAATTATCAGAGTACCTTCAATATATTATGGGTTTAAATGAAAAGAAAATTAAAGAAGTATTAGGAGTGTTTCATGATTATACTTAAAACATTAAAATGGTCTAATTGTTTTTCCTATGGGGATAACAATACTTTAGACTTAGAGGAAGGATTAATTGTACAATTAGTAGGGACCAATGGAACAGGTAAGAGTTCTATACCCCTATTAATAGAAGAGGCACTGTTTAATAAAAACTCAAAAGGTATTAAGAAAGTAGATATTGCTAATAGAAACAGAGATGAGAAAGGGTACAGTATACATCTAACCTTTGAAGTAGATAAGAAAGGGTACTCTGTTAAAGTAGATAGAAAGTCCGGACTTAAAGTACTATTAGAATGTGATGGCGAAGATATATCATCCCATACCGCAACTAATACTTTTAAAACTATACAACATATTATAGGGTTAGATTTCAAAACCTTTAGTCAATTAGTATATCAAAGTACCACTAGTTCCTTACAGTTTCTTACTGCTACAGATACTAATAGGAAAAAGTTCCTTATCGAGTTATTAAACTTAGATAACTACTTAACTTTATTTGATAACTTTAAAACTGCCCACAAAGACGCCACTAATGAGGTATCAGAGATACGCGGTAGTATAGAGACTATTAAGGCTTGGATAAGTAGTAACCCTATAAAGAGTACTACAAAAAAGAAACTATTAGATATCCCAAGTACCCCTGAAGATATAATAGCAGAAAGAGCTTTGATACAATCTAAGCTGGATAATATATTAACAATAAACAACAAGATTAACCTAAATAATCAATATATATCCAAAATATCTGAAATATCTACTGAAGATATAACTAAAGAGATAGACAAACCAGAAGGAGATATGACTGCAATAAACTCTGAGTTTGTTACTATTAAGACCATTATAGCACAAGCAAACAATGTTCTCACAAAAATGGCTGCTTTAGGCGATATCTGCCCTACGTGCCTTCAAGATATAGATAGCGATATAGTAGACCAATTAGTATCTAAGCAAAGAGTTATAGTTGACTCTAATAAAGACAAGCAAGTAGAGCTACAAGACGCAGGTATTGAGTTAAAAAGTAAACTTGCAGAGTATGCTGGGCAGCATAAGAAGATAGAGGAGTTCGAAAAATTATCTAGCTTAATTGACTCAGACCTACCTAAAGTTACGGAAGATAAGCTAGAGCTAGAGGCAGAAATTTCTGAGCTAACTCAAGAAATCAATAGTAAACAAAAAGAAATTACTAGAGTAACTAATAGTAATACTGATATTACTAAATATAATACAGAATTAAATTATCTTATTGGACAAGTAAAAGAGTTTAAGTTAAAACTACTTAAAGAGGAGACTAGCCTAAGAAAAACTAATGAAGTATACGCTAATTTGGAAGTATTAAAGAAAGCGTTCAGTACTAATGGGTTGGTAGCTTATAAAATTGAAAATCTAGTTAAAGACTTAGAGGACTTAGTAAATCAATATCTTGCCGAGTTATCGGATGGAAGGTTTGGATTAGAGTTTGTAGTTAGCAATGATAAGTTAAATGTTGTTATATCAGATGAAGGTAAGACAATAGATATTCTCGCTTTAAGTAGTGGAGAGTTAGCTAGAGTTAATACTTCCACGCTATTAGCAATAAGAAAACTAATGAGTACACTATCTAAATCTAAAATTAATGTATTATTCTTAGATGAAGTAATAGGAGTATTAGATGAGGAAGGTAGAGAAAGGTTAATCGAAGTATTATTAAAAGAACACGAACTAAACACCTTCTTAGTATCACACGGGTGGTCTCATCCTTTATTAAATAAGATAAACGTGCTTAAAGAAGAAAAAATATCGAGGTTAGAATGGCAGTAGCAAATAAAAGTAAGGCGAAAGGAACCCGGGCCGAGTCGGCCGTGTGTGTAGTTTTACGAAAAGCCACCGGATGGAATTGGGAAAGAATCCCATTATCTGGTGCGCTGGATGCTAAGCATGGGCTAAAAGGTGATGTGTATATTCCGAAAGAATTAATGAAATATAGTGTGGAAGTAAAGCATTATAAAGATGATCATCTTAATAGTAGGCTACTTACGGGTAAAACTCCTCAAATTGTGGAATGGTGGAATCAAACTTTAAGAGAGCAGAAGGAAAATGAGGCAGAGCACCCGTTACTAGTGTTTAAGTTTGATAGAAGTAAGTGGTTCTGTGCATTTCTACAAGAACCTGTACATGACTATAGGTACTTATACTACTCCGAGGGGTTTTATCTAGCTAAGTTAGACGACTATCTTACCGATCGTGTTAAGTCTGACTGGGTTTGGCAGAGAAGTTAAGACTCCATCCACCCTATGCTTAGTATTATTCTAGGTATAGTCCCTTCTACAACTAAGGTACCGTGATAATGGATGTCTGCTCTATACTTTATTAAGGCTCTTTCTTCAAAATAGAAGTACTCGTCTTTGTACATAGTATACCCATTTTTTTCAGGTGCTTGAAGACATACTAGGGCTCTATGGTGTTCATACTTAAGCTCCTTGTCAGTATGCCCATGTACTGAGGACCCCGGATATAAAATGCTGATAAAGGAGTCAATCTTAGGGGATACGAATTCAAGTACCTTATACTCATTAAGTATTCTATTAATAATATTTTCTAGTTCTGCAGGTATAGGGTTCACCACTTCAGAATCGGGAAATACTATACTGTACTTCCTTATAGATTTAGGAGTAGGGTAAGGGAGACCAGTACCTAACTTACCCTCTCTATCTAAAGTGGAGACCCACTTTATCAAAACCGACCTTTCTTCCTCAGTAATAAAATCTTTTTTAGTATGCATTGCCTTGTATATCCGTAACTAGTTTAAACTTGGAGAATCCTAAGTCTTTATATACTTGTACATCGAATTTAGTAAGGCCGTCGTGAGCTCTAGGAGTTATGTCTTTACTACATAGGAATTTACTACCTGGAATACGGGCATTAATTTTAGATATAGTAGGGTAACATATTTTAGACTTACAATGTAAAGCACATCCTGCATTCATAAATAATCTAACTCTGTCTTTATCCTGTATAGACTCTAAGGTAGGTATATCTAGATTTAAACTCATAGGCAATACAATAGTATCGTATATATCTAATAGCTCATCAATGGCTCCATCTTTTGCATTCTTTATTACACTAGCTTCTAGTTTGTACTTAGGAAAATCCTCTTTAACCCATATAGCTAGTTCGTCACTTACTGTTATTATAGAGTTGCCTTCCTCATGGTAGGTACTTAATAAGTCGTACGAAGCTTCATACTTCTCTCTATCAACTATAGTAGAGGTAAAGGGTATTCTAAAGCCTATACCTACGTCCTTTAGAGTTTGGTATTCTTTATATAGTAACTCTGGACCACTCCATATTCTTCCACCATACATAGGAGAATGCTCTGCAAACCCAAATACACTATCTATAGTATCTTCATCTGCTAGATACTTATCGTACTGAGACAGCCATCTATCTAAAGAAATATTTATAGGACTTCTTGCTCTAAGTGATACGCTAAAACTACTCATTTTTTGTAACCCGTGAAACGAAACTTTGCCATTTTATCAAAGGCATAGTTTCGTAATATTTAATAAGTTTAAATAGAGCACAGTTCTGACTAACCTCATTAGGATACATAAGACCTGCCTCTTTTCTAAGTTTGTCTAAACCTTCCCAACATAGTTTAGATACCTCCTCGTACCCTATTAATTCTTGAAAGTCGCAATTAGCCATACTTACAGTTCTTTTGTATATTTAGGATCAGGTGCTTCTGGCGAGTACTTCTTATCAAAAGTATGCAAGGTATTAATAGCTTCTTGTATTAAGGTAGGGTCTGTGTCCGGGGAAATTATATCCTCAACTCTACTGCCATTTCTTAAGGCATGAACACAATATCCTACAGACTCATCTGATAAGCAAGTAAACTCATGCCTAGCGTTCTTAGCTATAAATATAAATGCGGGGGCAGTATACTTCTTTGTGTGCCCTTCGATATCTACTCTTATAGACCCAGAGGCTAGTAGGTGAATATGATCAAACTCATGTGAATGCCCCGATCTTTTATCCCCTTTATGCTCAAATATTATTTGTTGAAGCCACACATTAGAGCATATTACTTGTTCCATTCTCATTATTTAAGTATCCTTACAGTTATCTATATGTTTGACTAGAAGAGGTAGGGTTTAGTATAACCTTTGGCTCTGTTACTTTGTGTAGAATGCAGTCTAGTACCCCTGTAGATATCGGCTTAACATACTCGAACAACTTAGCAGAGTCTAACTCTCCATCAAATTCTACAATATTTTCAAATAGTGAGAACTGCGCAACTTCTTCATCGTCTACTAAAACGGAGGTTGCCAATGGGAACTCCTGTCTTACTTCCTCGCCGTTTACTATAGGGTTATCTACTTCTAGTATGCCGTCTGCCTGTATTGGCTCGCAAAAACCTTCCTCTGGTGGTAGTATCATAGGACCGTCTACATCGTCTACACCGTCTGTTACATATGTAGCATAAATCTTATCTATGCTGTTATCTGCTATGTTTGGCATATTATCCCAAACTAGCACTTGTATTAAAAATTGTTTCATTTTATATTCTCCTTATTTTACTAAACTAGGTAACACCAAGCTACCGTTGACTTAAAATTCCAATTCCTGGTTTTACAATAGTAAGCTAAAGAATGGCAAGACCCTGAGTTGAAGCTAGTGCATCCGGATACAGCAAGAGAGTATACTCCTAACATTTGTCTTGCTGCTGTAGGGTACGCATTGGTAGATCGTCCTATAGCTGCAGTAGTACGCGGGGTCATTGTTACTACAGGAGTAAGTGCTGGATTTGATGAACCATAGTTCAGGTAGATGGCATAAGTAGTTCCTCCATTTGTGTTACATGCGGCAATAGGGGATAATGTATCCACCCCCATAGCTATGGAACCCGAACGCCCGTTAAGATTAAAATTAGTGGGTTGACCGTAGCTTTGATACTGGGTCCAGCTAGTTGCAAAAGTACTTGAGGAAGTAACTTTGGACATTCCCAGGGCCTTTGTGGTTTGGACGGTATTGTCCGGAAACTTAATACCGTCACTTTGTAGCGTTGTTGCGTTGCCATTTTATTTCTCCTTTGTGATTATACCCAATTTAGGTATCTTTTTTTATCTTGTATATATAAGTATCTAAGTACTCTTTTTGACTAATAAATACGCTTGTATCAAAATTACGTATCTCTTCCATTTGTCTCTTAGCATTTATCTCATCAACGTATTTATATTTGTGCTTATTACGTGGTTCAAAGTTAGTACCACTGTACGTTGGTAAAGACCAAGGTTCTTTCTCTTCAAAGCCATCCCCTTCAGGGAAGTATCCGAAACCTATTAGTTTAGAAATCCAACAACTAGGTATCCAAAACACGTCTCTGATAGGGGGTAGCAACGCTTTTTTACAGGTTACTAACCAAGACTTCATACGTTCTGTGATATGTGTGTTCTTACCTCTAGAACGCCAGAACTCTGAATCATCTCTACTAGACATATAGTAATTAGTAGACAAAAAATCTAATGTATCTGATAATGAGGCACTAGTTATATCATTGTAAATCTCTTTAGCCATATTTCCTTCTAGTACTTCGTGAAGGTTGTAAACTGAATGTTGTACGTTCATTAATAGTGTTGCTTCTAGGGGTTCAATGAATCCAGCGGAGAGACCTACAGCAACTACATTCTTAGAATAAGGTTCTGTATAATGTCCTGTGTTTATTGGGATAATGAAAGGTTTTACACCCTTAACTCTATCCCCTATATCCTCACGCATCTCTGCTTCAGCTTCTTCATCAGTAATGAAATTAGAGTCGTATACATAACCATTAATCATTGTACTGTATAAAGGTATATTCCACATCCACCCTGAACTCATTGCTTTTGAACCAGTACGAGCGTTCATTTCTTTATATGGGTCTTCATAAGCGACTGGCATTACCATTGCTTTATCAAGTGTTAAATAAGGCTTTAGAGATTTCCTAGGTGTGTCACATACCTTATCAATCAGTAAACGTTTAAAGCCTGTACAATCAATAAATAAATCCGCAGTATGTTCTTCTCCTCTAGTATCTATTAGTTTACTAACACCATTTTCGTCATGAATTACTTCTTCAATATGAGCTTCAACATGCTTAACTTGATTAACAAAATGCTCCTGTAGAAACTCCCCCAGTTTACCTGCATCTAAATTATAAGCAATGGGATCGACATACCCTCCATAGGATTTAGTAGTACGATATACATAAGCGTTTTTACCTTCTTTAGTCTTGTTAATTTTACCTTCGTCTTTCATTCCAATATGAGAGGAAAATATACAAGAGGTATAAAAGTCCTCTCTTGGTAGGTTTTTCTCTATCCTCTGCTTATTCCAATAAGGGTATTTATTCTCGTCCACTTCGAAACTATTCCACCAACGAGACCCCTTATAATCCCAGTCTTCGTAAAGTACGCCTAACTTATATGTACCATCCATCTTAGGCATCCAATAAGACTCCTCTGGGTAACCAATATCATCAAAAAACCTCTTAAGATAAGGGGTAGTAGAACCACCGATAGTAATCTTACCTACTTGAGGAGATTCAATTATAGTGACATCATACTGATTCTTAGAAGCTAGATATGAAGCACACATCCATCCTGCAGAACCTCCCCCTACAATTGTTACCGATATTGACATCGCGGTCTCCTAGGTATATATAAATTTATCTAAGTATTCTTTTTGACTCATTAGTGTGTCAGTGTCAAAGTTACGTATTTTTTGCATTTGCATTCTAGCGTTTAACTCATCCATCTCTTTATATTTAAATTTGTTTTGTGGTTTAAAGTTTGAATCTGAAAAGGTAGGTAATGACATATCTTCTTCTTTAGGGAATCCGTCTCCTTCGGGATAATACTCAAACCCTACTAATTTTGCGTACCAACAGGTAGGGTAAAATAGAATATCATCTTTAGGTGGAAGCATGGCTGTCTTACAATCTTCTAACCAATCAATCATTCTCTGCCTAATCTGTGTTTTATTCCCCGACTTAAATCTCCAAAACTCACTATCTTGTCTATGTGACATATAATACTGAGTAGAAACCCAATCTAACGTATCGAAGAGAGTTGCTTCGTATTTATCATTAAAATCTTCAGTAGTTATCTTGCCCTTGAAAACCGCATCTATATTAGTTAAACAATGCTGAACATTCATTAAAAGCGTTGCTTCCATAGGCTCTATAAACCCTGCTGACATACCCATAGCTACTACATTCTTTGACCAGGGTCTAGCGTAGTGTCCTGTTTTTATATCTAAATGACGCAGAGTTCCTTTTATAATTCTATCTTTACCAACTAATTCTATTAATTCTTTTTCAGCATCTTCAGGGGTTATGAAGTCTGAGGTGTATACATATCCATTAAAGATTCTATCGTATAGAGGTATATCCCACATCCAACCACTAGACAATGCCTTAGCACCCGTTCTAGGTCTCATCTCTTCAATAGTGTCTTGATAGGCTACTTCTACTACAATCGCCTTGTCATGCGTTAAATAAGGTGCTAAAGGTATTCTACCATTGGGCTCAACTTCATCAATTAATGTAGATGAATAACCGCTGCAATCAATATACAAATCTGCTGTATATACATTATTATCGCTATCAATAATGCTGGTAATACCAGATTCATCTTTATTGATAATCTCTATGTTTGCTTGAACAAAATTAACGGCATTAGAAGTCCTTTTCTTCAAAAATACATTCAATGCACCTGTGTCTATATTGTATGCCCAAGGCTCGGGATGTCCACCCCACGATTTCTTTGGCATATAAGGGTATCCCATCCCCCCTTCTTTGTTCATTAGGAATTTTCCTAAGTTGTTCATTCCAATATGGGATGAGTGTGTTCTTGATAAGTAGAAGTCAGAACTGGGTAGGTCTTCTTCAACTCTTTGTTTATTCCAATAACAGTGCCAATCTTCTTCGCCTTCGAAACCGTTCCACATTTTAGACCCAGGGTAGTCAAAGTCCGAGTACATAACACCTAACTTATAAGTAGCCCTACACGCTGGCATCCACTCTGACTCTGACTCAATTCCAATCTCTTTAAAGAACCTTTTTAAGTACGGTACAGTTGACGCGGACATTTCAATAGGTTTAAAGTTTGGAGACTCAATCACTGTGATGTCGTAGTTTCCTTTGGCTTGAAAGTATGAAGCACTCATCCATCCTGAAGTTCCTCCGCCTAGTATGATGATCTTCTTCATTCTGAGGTATAGTGTTCAACCTTATCCTTTAAGATAGGGTCTTCTTTAACTAGATCAAATACTTCTTGGTTATCCACAAC